GTGGTGACCGAGCGGCGCCCTACGGCGTTTCAAGTGGCGCAGGCTGCGAAGCAGCAGGGGAAGAAGCCTTCCGAGGGCGGCTAACCCCAAGTCAGCGTGTGCCCGCCTCGGGGATACCCCGTCTTCACGGAGTAGGTGACTTGCGCGGGCGTCAGCCCCATGTCCTGCGCCACCTCCACGATAGAGGCGAAGGTTCTGCCGTCCGACCGGAGGACAGGCTTGCTGATAGCCGCGAGCCTGTTTGCCGCGTGCTCGGGTGCGTGGGCCTTGCCCTTCTTCGCACGCGCCATGTTTGCCCGAGCCGTGGGGCCGTGGTGGTGCCCCGCCCGCGAGAACGTCCACACGGGTTCTTGCTCCGTGTGTCCTTCGGACACCTTCTTGTCCCATGCCACGAGGGCGGCTTCGTATTCGTCTTGCGAGATAGCCCGAAAGGTGAACCCCGCGCACGAACCACCACGGCGCATGGCTTTCGACACGGCGTCGTCGTTTGCCGCCCGCATGGCAATGGCCGCGTGGCGAGCCGAGGAGAACGGGCGACCATCAGAGCGTAGGACGGGGTGTGCTTGAGCCATGCGCTTCCTCGTATTGTCTACGGGGCTTCCTTCACCCCCTTTGGTCAAGTTGTACCCGAACCTCCCGTCGTTGCTTCCGTAGAGGGCAATGAAGTGCTGCTCTCGGGCTGCGGCCCACTCCTTCCCCTCGCCTGTCTCCAACACCTCCCACTTCATGCGCGAGCCGTACTTGCGGAGGGCGTTGCAGAAAAGGCGAGTGCCTACGGGAAAGCGCAGCGCGTCGTACTCATGCTGCTTCCGACGCACACCAAGCGTGTGACAGGTGAGGCCGACGTAGACCTTCCCGTTCGGGGAGGTCGCTTTGTAGATGGTGTAGGTGTCCATGCCACCCGCCCTCTATACCCACACTACCACGGGTCGTTAGCGGGCTTATACCCGCACCGATGGTAAGCACTCCCTCAACGGGGATGGTTCTACTGTCGGGCTTGCACTTCCGGCCTGCTAACGCGGGTTCGCTAAACAACGAGGTTCACCGTGGCTTTTCCGGGTAGCGTGTACGCACCGCCGGGTGTTTTCACCCAAACCAACTTTGAGTCTCCCGTGCAGGGCATTGCGGCGAACCTGCGCGTCCCCGTGTTCATCGGGACGGGCAACGAAATCCTCGCGCAGTCGAACCTTGAGGTCGTGCGCGGTTCTTCCGCGAGCGTTGACCAACGGGTGGTCGAGGAGGACGAGACGGGGCGTGCGGTCACGTTCGTCTCCCCAAGCGGGGCGGTGACCCTCGGAGCCTTCAATGGCACCTACGACCGAGTGCAAGTGCGCCACTACCCCATCGTGACGGGGAACGGCACGGGCACCACGGCGACGGACACCTCTGCCGTCAGCGTGACGGTGAACGGCGACCCCGTGGTTGTCCTGTCCATGAACGCGGCCTCGGGCATCCTCAAGTTGAGCGTGGCCCCGGCGGCGACGGACGACGTTCGGGTGACCTACTACTTTGACCGCACCGACACCCTCATCACCGACGACCTCTCCGAGCAAGTGACCCCCGAGGCTCCGGTGGTCTACGGGGCCGTGGGGCAGAACTACACCATCACGGCGGGCAGCAACGACACCCTCACCGTGACGGTGGACGACGCGGACGAGGTGACCGTCACCATTTCCGCTTCTCCGAGCGGCGGGTGGACGGCGGCACAGGTGGCGGCGTTCATCAATAGCGCGGCGACGGGCACGAGCCTCGTGGCGGGCACGGCCACCAACAACTTCGGACAGGTGGTGCTCACGCTCACGGCTGACCGTGATGTGGAGATTGGCAACGGCACCGCAAACACGACCCTCGGCTTCTCCTACGGAGACACGACGGCGCGCAACAAGGTGTTCTACACCTTCCAGCAGCCCATCGTGGACGGCACGGGCGGCGGCGTTACCACGACCGACCCCTCCGATGTGACGGTCAAGGTGAACGGCGCACAGGTCATCCCCACGGCGGTGGACGGGCAGAGCGGCGCGGTCACGCTGCCCTTCGCCCCCGAGGTCGGCGCGACGGTCACGGTCGAGTACTACTTCAACTCTTGGCAGGACACGTTCGACTACCTCGCCAACCGCAACATCACGGACATTACGCTCTGCGGCGTGGCTCCCGACCGTTCGGACTACATCGAGGGCACGGACTTCGTGCTCAAGGACGACAAGATTCTGTGGGGCACGGCAGTCCTCACCGAGTCGGTCACGCACACCTCGGGCGCGACCTACCTCAACGAGACGCAAGTGACGCCGACCCTCGTGGACGTTCGGCAGTACCTCGCGCCTTGTGCGACCGTGAGCGCGACGGTGTTCACGCTTCCGTTGCAGCCGACGACGGGCAACGGTCGCGACACCCCGCTCGGCATCGCGACCTACAACAAGGTCGCCAACGGTCGCATCGACCTCCCGACGAACCGCCCCGACCTCGTGTACGCCTATTGGGGATACTCGGTGCAGGACGCCCTCGACCGTGGCCGTGTCACGGTGACGAAGGTGGACTCCGCGACGAGCACCATCACGCTCTCGGAGCCTGTGCCCACGGGTGCGACGGTCTTCGCGACCTTCTACTACAACACCATCGTTGACCAAGCCTACACCCTCACCTCGGTCGCCCCCGGCGCGAGCGGTGTCGGCACCTACACCATCAGCAACGAGGATGGCACGCTCCTCGTGACCCCGACCTCGGGCAGCAAGTCCGTGGGCCTTGCCACCATCGAGTTGGTGTTCCCGAGCGGCTCCGAGTCTCTCCCCGACTTCCGCTACGAGACGCCCTTCGACGCCACGCTGCTCACGGGCGCGGTCGAAGAAGATGTCACGGTCACGTTTGCGTCCAAGGATGCGACCCTCGCCAAGTACGCGGTGCCGTCGAGCGGCCCTTACTACGCGGTGTCCGGTTCTTCCGACCGCTTCCGTCTCAAGGTGGACGGCTCCGACCTTGCAAGCGGCGCGGGCGGTCTGAACCTGTCCCGCCCCCTTGCGAACGTGAGCGGGCTTGGCTTCGCGGCGCAGTTGGTCGGCAATGAGGTCGTGTACGACGCGGCGAGCGGCGGCTCCACCTTCTCCGTTGACGCGACGAACAACACCGTCAACATGGAAGTGGACAACGTGCTCGTGCAAGCGGTGGCTGACGACAACGCCTCTGCCACGTTGGACGACTTTGTTCTTGCCATCAACCGCGCTGCTTCGGGCGAGGTGGACTTGGCGACGGGCGGCGGCGTGGCGACCATCACGCTCGCGGCGACGGCTTCTTCGCAGGACGACTTCTACGTTGGTTGGACGGTTCATGTCACCTCGGGCGCAGCCCTTGGCGACATTCGCACCGTGACGGCCTACGACGGCACCACGAAGGTGGCGACGGTTGATAGCGCGTGGACGGGTGCTCCCGGCGCGGGCGACGACTACTCCATCTACGACGCGGACACCCTTCCGCAGTACGTCACGGGCACGGCGTTCACCTCCTCCACGGTGGTGACGGCAAGCGAGTACGACCAACTGCGCTTCGTCTACACGGGCGACAACTCGGCGTCCTTGGGCACGCTCACGGCGACCGTTGCCCCCGGCACCTACACCTCGTCTGCGGCTCTCGCTGCGGCGGTGCAGGCGGCGGTGAGCACCGCTATCGCGGGTGCGGCGGCTGCTTACGGCGCGTTCTCCGTGGTCGTGTCGGCCAACACCTCGGGCAAGTTGGTGTTCTCGCTCGTGCGCGACCCGACCGACACCGAGGGCTACTTGGAGTTCGTCACGAACGGCACGGCGGCTCGTGACTTCGCGGTGCTCGCCGGGATTTCCACCGCGAGTGCAGCGAACGGCGCGCAGGCCAAGTTGGTGAACGGCACCATCGCTCGTCGCATCACGGTCGGCTCCTCGCCGCTCCTGTACGACCGCTTGGTGCTCCGTTCCCGCCTCGTTCCCGGCAGCGGCAGCGTGGACGGACAGGGCGTGCTTGCAGTCACGCAACTCAAGCAACTCGGCGGCACGGGAGCCGTGCTCGCGGGGCTTGAGGCGAACGAGTTGGCCTACGCGGGGTTGAAGGGCACCATCATGCCTGCCACCCTGCTCGGCACGGTCGGCCTCGCGGGCGGGCAGGTTCCCTCGGGCACCTACGGTGACGCTCGCGACGGTCAGCCCATCGCCACGCTCTTTGCGGCGGGCGGCACGAGCGCGCAGAACAACGAGTTCAAGTTCACGTTCGACAACGTGCCCGTGACGGTGGTGTTCACCGACGCGGCGGGTGCGGCTATCCCCTCGGGTGGCAGCGCGGACGTTCCGGTTGGCCCCGCTTCGGTCGCCAACACGCTCATCAACCAAGTGGCGGCGGCTATGGCCTCTGCGGGCTTGGGTGCGAGCGCGGCAGCGGTGGTGTCGGCAGGCTTGGTGCGACAGGAGGGCGCGAGCATTCGCTTCCGCTCTGCCCTGTCCACGACGACCTCGGGCATCGTGGTCGGCACGGCAAACGCGAACGACACCCTCGGCTTCGGCTCGGGGGACAGCGCGGAGCGCACGGCCCTGCAAGTCGAGGTTCTCGTCTCGGCCCTCATGGCACACGCCGACGCGACGGTGGCGAATAGCCTCCTCTCGTGGGCGGGTGCAGCGTCCTACTTTGCGGGCGAGGCTCTTGCCAAGCGCGTGACGGATAGCAGCAACGCCGAGTACCTGTACTTGCAGTCCCTCGGGAACGCAGGCTTGGGCGCGGCGTCCTCCGTCACCTTCTTCACGGCGACCTCCGCGAGCGTCACGCTCCCCGGCGTGGGCCTTGGTGTCATTGCGGGCGACGGTGCGACGGGCGAGGCTGCGGTCAGCGGCTTCTACGTCACCTCGACGGACGTAGTGAGCGGCTCCGGTACGGCAAACACCTCGTACCTCAACAGCGGCGTCGGACAGGACGGCGTGGTGGGTCAGACCTACCGCGACCTCGTGACGGGCTTGACGTTCACCGTGCTCCCGAGGGCGGGCAACCTCGCGTACCCGAGCGGTCAGTCCTTCACCATTGTGGCCCGCAAGACGGTGACGACGGACGCGAACACGCCCGTCAACACCATCCCCGGCGTGGCACTCACCGTGAGCAACACGCTCGGGGTGACGGCGGGAGACACGGCGACGGTCACGACCTTCGCACGCAGCGGGTCGCAGCCTGCGGTGGGCGACGTTTACTACGTCTCCTACGCCTACACCAAGCAGGACTACAACACGGCCCTCTACACGAAGTTGTCGGCTATCGAGGCGGCTTACGGCCCGAACACCCCGCTCAACCCCGTGGTGCTCGCGTCCTACCTCGCCATTCTGAACGGTGCGGTGCTCGTCGGCATCAAGCAGGTTCAGAAGGACACGGACGCGGACAACAACGGCGAGTTCGACTCGGCCTCCGAGAGCGCGTTCATCGCCGCCATTGACGACCTCGCGGGGGTTCTGCCGGGGGGTGTGCTCCCCGACATCCTCGCCCCGCTCAAGGGCGACTCGGTTGACCTGTTCCAATACCTCGTCAAGCAATGCGACATTCAGAGCAGCATTCGCTACCGTGCCGAGCGCACGGCAGTCATGGGCTTCTCTGCGGGCACGGCTCCCACGACGGCGGGGAACGCGGCACAGGCAGTCGGTCGCACTCGTGGTCGCTTCGTGTACCCCGACATTGCGAACCTCACGCTCTCCCGTGCGGACGGGGCGACGGACACCTACTTGGTGGACGGCACCTTCCTCGCGGCGGCTCTCGTAGGTTCGCTCGTGTCCCCGACGACCGACGTGGCTACCCCGTGGACGGGTCGCCGCCTGTTCGGCTTCGACCGCCTCGCCCGTATCCTTGACGCGGTTCAGCAGAACCAAGTCGCGGTGAAGGGTGTGACGGTGCTTGAAGACCGCACCCCGGTCATTCGCGTTCGGCAGGGCTTCTCCTCCGACATGACGAACGTGCTGACCCGTACCCCGACCGTCATCACCATCGCGGACGAGGTGCAGCAGCAGACCCGTGCAACGCTTGACCGCTTCATCGGCATCAAGTTCCTGCCGGGGGTTACGTCG